TTTCTTCGGCATCGTTTCACCTCCTTCAGGGCATAGAAAAAGCCCTGCGGGATTGCTCCCACAAGGCTCGTTCCTGATTTTCGCTTTTCGCTATTATAATAATATCATAGGAAGCGTATCTCTTTCTATCACATCAACTCTCATCTGCCAGAAAACCGGCGATTTCTTTGAGCGCCTTGTCATGCAAGCGAAAGAGGTGCTGCATGCTGTAGTTCATGTCCACGGCCACCTGTTCCCAAGTCTTGAAGCAGAGGTAACGCAGCTCCAACAGGGTCTGGTATTCGGGATTGGACACACGCTTGATGTAACTCATGATATCCCGCTTCAAATCCACCAGCGTATCAATGTCAGTATTGATTTCATTCTCCAGCGTGATGATTTTAATAATGATGTCCTCCATGCGGGTCACATTGCGGGTGCCGCTTCCGGGCATATCGCTCAAGGTTGATGTTGCCTTTGTAGCCAAAGAATGTAGAGAGGACACCTGCTCAATCTTGGCATTGATACGGTGATCAATGCGATAAGCCTGATTCATGTATTCTTTGGCCTTCTTTGTTTCGCTCATTTCTCTGCGCTCCTTTCTGCTGATAGCAGCAAATGCAGCACCGGCGGTCGGGTCTGCGTATCCTTCGGAATTGCGGTACATTAGGCCACCTCCAATTCCTGAATCTCGATGTAAATGCCACAAGGCTCGTCCGACCAGCGCTTCTCAACGACCTCACGGACCACCTGCGCATCGTCCTTCCAGAACTGACACTTCGTCATGCAGTCTTTTAGGAGCTTTTGAAGATTATCGGTATCCGGTTTTGTCGTGCGCCACTCACCATTCTTATGGCTGCGGCCCTTCGGAAAGAGCCACATCACCGTCAGGGCCAGAGGACCTTCCAGCGGAGCATCGGGTCTGTACAAAATCAGATGACCGATGAGCTGCTTTCTGGCCTCCTTGACCGGAGCGGGATCGTAGAAAACCGGCTTATTGTTCACCACACGGACCTGCTTCATCTGAGCAGTCGATGTTGGCGGATTCATTGCTATAAAAAATTCCATAGAAACCTCCATTCTCCGACATAGGTCGGGAGTCACTGTTACGCTGCTGGGAAGGGCAGGCTTGACGCCCTTCCCAAGCAGGTGACAGCGCACACGGACAGACACACTCTATTTATAAGGCCTTTGCCCGTCGGGACAGGACATAGGTGAAATCGCCTTTGTCTGCCCGAATGTCGGACATAGGGTTTTTGTGCCTTTGTCCATCATGCGTTTTTACGACCGACAATACCGTTTTCACACCAGTAGGAATCCTTAAATTCCTCAAGGTAGCGGCGGACGGTCTTTTCGTTGATGTCCATATATTCAGCCAAATCCTTAACCTTGACGGGAGGATTGGCAGAACAAATATTGAATGCGCTGTCCAAGGAAGATCTGCGTTCCTCCGGCGAGGTGCGCTTACTGCTTTTGGACAGGTTTGCCTGCGGACTGCCTTCTGCGTAGGCCTTTTCCAGCTCACCGGTAGCGTCGATGCGATGTACCGGGTATTGAAACCAGAAGTTGACCGGCTGGAAATTCTCGAACTCACGAAGGGAGCATTCCATGCGCCATGCTGTGGCATTGCCGTCACGCAGGTTATTTTTCATGTCATCTGTCAGCTCCAGCTGAATCATATCCAGCTGCGCATCAGGGTCACGGGCAAATACACCGGAGCCAGAAGCTCGGTCCATCGCTTTCTTTGCGCCCTGCGCACCTTTGGAATGATGATGACAGTAGATGGTGGAGCAGCCAGTTTCCGTGCAGATCTTGTCAAACTGATTACAGAACTGGCCCATTTCGGAAGCGTTGTTCTCATCACCGGTGATGACCTTGTAAATCGGGTCAATGATGATGGCATCGAAATGCTGATCACGCACACGGCGGATGAGCTTTGGTACCAGCTGATCCAGCGGTACGGCATGTCCACGCAAGTTCCAAATGACAATGTCATCGGAGTGCTTTTGTGCCATACCCAGCGTTTCATAAATCTTGATGAAACGCATAATGCAGCTGGCCGGGTCAATCTCCAAATTGACATACAGGACACGGCCCTTTTTGCAGTTGAAGCCGAGCCAAGTCGTGCCTTCTGCAATAGCGATAGCCAGCTCCATCAGCAAGAAACTCTTACCGGCTTTGGAGGAGCCGGAGACCAGCATTTTATGACCACGGCGCAGGATACCGGTGATAAGTTCCTCCGGCAGCGTAGGCGGATTGTCTTTGTACATATCCAGCGAGACCATATCCGGCAGCTCGTCCGATACGCCTTCGACAAAATCCATCCAGTCTACCCAGCTCTTTCTGCCAATGTTGGTAGCTACGAGATACTGACGGTTGCCGTTTCTGGTGACACCGGGCATACGGGAGAGACGAGAGGGATTGCGATTCTGCTTGTCGATGTTGACACCGTTTTTCGCAAGGAAGTCATATAAAAACTCCACACGCTTGCGGTATTCCTCATAGTCGCTGGCATCCACACGGACGATGGCGTGAAGGGATTTGCTTCCACTATGCACAAGGCATGCAATAGGCAGCTCCAGCTTTCGATACATCACGTCCTGTTCCGCAATAGGCAGCGTATCTGACTCCACCAGCGCATACTTGAATTTGGTGACATTTTCATTTTTGACACCGGTACCATCTACGGGATTGAAGCGAATCCAAGCACCGACCTCCGGCTTCCAGTCACCGATAGTAGCGCCGAGGTCATCCGGGTGCTTTTTCAGGGAAGCAATCAGCTCACTGGCAGTACGGTCATACACGCCTTTGGACGGGAGCCACTTGCCTTCGGCATCCTGCCAAACATCGCCGGTGACGTAGGCCACATGATCGTCTGCATCGAAAAGCAGCTGCAGGTAAGTAATCAAATCCTCGGCAGGATTCCATGCGTCCGGTGCTGTAAAGCCATTGAAACCGTCATCGCCGTCGTACTCGATGGCATCGTCCCAATTCATACAGCCATCCTCACCGCCATACGGTGTCCAGCCACGGTCTTTCGCCATCTGAACGATGGTGCCGCCTTTGACGGGAGAGGAGCTGCCGTGAAACGAGGCCCATTTCTTCTCACACTCGCCGGGATGATAGCGGGAGTCGTTACGGCTCCAATCATCCCAGATGGAGCAGGGATAGCCTTCTTCTTTTAGTGCCATGCCCACCGCAATCCAGTCGGCTCTGGTCAGGCTGGCCACATCGATAGTTTTTAATGCCGATAAAATGTTGTTGTCCATGTGCTGTCACCTCACGGTCTGTAGGTCACCGGATTCATACCGGTAGGAATACGCCAGCTATTCATGGAAAGACGGGAAATCATCCTGCTGGCATCAGCAAACTGCCAAGTGCCGACTTGTCGGAAGCCGTATCTTTCCAAGCAGCGGATCTGTTTTGGTGTTGCGAGGCCTTCTTCCTGACGACGCTTCAGGCGGTCAATCAGGAGAGCAGCTTTGCCCATGTTCTCGACGGACTCAGCAAAAATGCCTCTGCGCTCCAAGAACTCGATCTGCTTTGCAGAAGGCGGAGCCATTTCCCATGCGAAGGTCGGCACATAATTTGTCAGGTCCTCTGCAGCGATGGAAAGTGCATACTGCAGCGGGTCAACCAGCTTTCTCTTGCGGCGACGCATTTCTGCCAGCTGCTTTGCCAGAGCCTCTTCACGCTCGGCCAGCACGTCACGCTCGGCCTGTTCCTCTGCTTCGATAAGGTCAAACTGCTCATCACAGTTTTTAAGACGGTCATCGATTTTCTTTGCGATGGTCGCATCCTTGCTGATGAGAGAGGAAGGTCGGCACAGGTCGTGTCTTTCAGTCATCCAAAGGAAATCCAGAAGCAATAAATGCTCTTTACCGGTTTCCGGTGACAAGCGCATACCACGGCCCACCATCTGCTGATAAAGGCCACGGACCTTTGTCGGACGAAGGACCACAATGCAATCCACGGACGGGCAGTCCCATCCTTCTGTCAGCAGCATGGAATTACAAAGCACGTCATACTTTCCGGCTTCAAAATCGGCCAGTACCTCTGCACGGTCAGAACTATCACCGTTGACCTCTGCTGCGGAAAGGCCGATATCGTTGAGCATCTGACAGAATTTCTGCGATGTTTTAATTAGAGGAAGGAACACCACAGTTTTGCGGCCTTTACAATAGCGGAGCATTTCCAGTGCAATCTGATGCAGGTAAGGCTCCAGAGCAGAGCCGATTTCACCGACCGCATAGTCGCCGTTTGAAACACCGATATTGGAGATATCCAGCTCCAGCGGAATCATCTGCGCCTTGATCGGGCAAAGGTAGCCTTCACGGATAGCTTCGTTCATGCTGTATTCGTAGGCCTTGTTATCAAAGAACTCACCGAGGTTTTTCATATCGCCACGGTCCGGCGTTGCAGTCACACCGAGGATATTGGCCTTCGGGAAATGATTCAGCACACGCTTATAGCTGTCGGAAAGGCAATGATGAGCTTCGTCCACGATGATGTCTTGAAAATAATCTGAAGGAAACCGGGCGAGTCTCTTTTCCTGTGCCAATGACTGCACAGAGCCGACCGTCACCGGTACGGAGCTGCCAAGACTGGAGCTTTCGGCTTTTTCCAATACGGATTCCAAGCCGGTAGCATCCATCAATTTATCTGCGGCCTGCGTGAGCAGCTCACCACGATGGGCCATGATGAGGACACGATGTCCTTTGTTAACCTGTTCTTCTGCGACTGAGCTGAACACGACAGTCTTCCCGCAGCCGGTAGGAAGTACCAGAAGCGTCTTCTGGTACCCCTCCGACCATGCGGACAAGATTGCCTGTTTCGCCTCAGCCTGATAGGGTCTGAGTTGAAACATGGCGCACCTCCTTAATTGAACGGCAGATCATCGTCGCCATCGATTTCCATGAAACCGTCGGTCACAGGAAAATTCTTCTCGTCGTAGTCGATGAAGTATCCCACGTCGTTTGCCTTACGCTCCTGACCGTCATTGCCGGTGTAGGTGCGAGGTTTGAAGTGCGCACGGCCTCTGGAGCCAACGACACGATTCCAGTTCATCACGAGACGTTCGCCGTGACGCTTCTGCCCGATGCTGCGGAAGAAGGAGCTGATACGCCATTCGAGAGAACGGTACAGAATCAGGTCGGTCTTGATGAAGGCAGAGCCGTTGTCGGTCTTAACCTCCAGAGTCAAAGTTGCCTTGTTGCAGGCAGGAATCTTTGCGGAGCCGGGAAAACGGCCACGCTCAAAATCGGTGACGGTAAAGTTGTAGTCGCCTTCGTCGAGGATGATAAACTCCTGACCGTCGTTCTCGATGGAGTCATCCCAATCCATACACATGTTGGCGCTGCTGTTGTTATAAAAATCGCTCATTTTACGATCCTCCTGTTAAATCTGATTATTTTTATTGGCTTCAATGCCGCTTACGATCTGCTTCCAGTAACGGATGATCCAGCCGGTGATGAACTTCTCCGGGTAATCCGCAAGACCGGTAGCAGTGGTGTAGTTGCCCTTGCTGGCAGCGAAGGCAACAAGCTCCGCTTCGGAAATGTTGTCCTGCTGCATCAGCTCACGGACGGTATCTGCGGGAGACACTGTCGGAGCGGAAGGCGCTGCAGGCGTTGCGCCCGTAAACAGATGTGCAATATGGCTGTAGTCCAAATCAAGCACGTCCGGCAATGAGGCCCTGTTCTTCGCATCCCAGCAAGGATGGTGGCTGGTATACATCACACGCTTGCCACCTTGCGCTTTCTGCGCCTTGTTCTCAGTCGTGACCACGAAGGTCTGGTAATTGCAGAACAGGAGCAGGTCGGCCCATTCCTTAAGCAGCGGAGCAGAGTTTTTGGACAGTTTCATTTCCCATCTGTCGTATGCGCCCATTTCATCCGGCTGTTCAAATTTACGCATTTTGGCATGGGCTGTAACGACCACATGGATGCCGGAAGCGATGCACTTGTCCAGTGCGGCCAGCATGCGACTGAACTCTTCGGAAAGGTAAACGTATCCCTTGCCGTAGCCAAATTCCTCGATACCGGCCTTCTTGTATTTAGTGAGCAGATGGGTCACTGCCATCTGTTCTGCCCAGTCTGCGGTATCGATGACCAGCGTCTCGCACAGGCCAGAGGTGGTTGCCACCTCATTCAGAACAGCGATGAACTCATCCCAGCTCTGAGGCTTGGAGATACGGCGCACGTCCATGTGAGAGGTGCCGCCTTCAGTATCGATAAACAGCGGATTGGGAAATGCGGCAGCGAGAGTCGTCTTGCCGACGCCCTCGGCACCGTAAATGACCACTTTCTGCGGTCTGGCAATAATGCCGTTGCTAATGTTGAGCATAAGGCCCTCCTTACTTCAAACTGTAGGTCTGGCCTTCGACGAGGCTGGCTCCCGGAATGGAGATACCTGCTTTCAAAAGCCGTTTGATGTTGTTCTTGTTGACCTCCGGGTCTGGTGTGCGATAGCAGTCCTGATGGCCATTTTCCTTGAGCCAGCTGACAGCCTTGCCAGAATCGGAGATATCCACCTTGGTGGATGCACGGTAGCTGAAGGTAGCGACACCACAGTCCGTTTTTTCACCGGCGCATTCACGGTCGAGAATGGAGAGCAGGCGTTCTTCCTTGGCTTCCAGTTTCTTGCGGCGGTCCTTGAGGCGATCTTCCTCAGTTTTCAGGGCCGCTGCGTCGGAGCGGAGATTCAGCACTACCTTTGCCAAATAGGAAAGGATGGATTTGCGCTCCATCTCCAGTGCATTCAGCTGGGCAAACAGCGCTTCGCTGTCGCAGAGGATTTCGCCGGTTTCCGGGTCAAAATCGATCTGGTCAATGACCTGCTGAATTGCGATGTTTACTTCATAAAGCTTCATGTCGGCTCCTTTCCTGCCTGTAATGGCACTGTGTATTTGGCTTTCTGTTCTGACCGGAAGCCATCGCCAGCTTACGGGCCAGACGCTTGGACACCACGCTGATTGCTACGAGAACATCAGCCAGTTCCTCGTCGCTGCGGCAGCAGGTGCAGTTGCTTTTTGTGAGTTTTTTCATAACCGTTCACCTCCTTAGCTGGGCATCTCACTTGCCCTTCAGGAGCTATTGGAGGTGAACGGGCCATTTGTCCGGGAATCATAGAAATTTTTTAGAAAAACTTTTGCAGGCGTTTTTTCAGCTCCTTGCGGATGCGCAGTTTGCGGTCGCTAAAGGAGCTACGGGCCATACCGAGAAGGGTGGCGATGTTGCGATCTGTCTCGCCATCCATCAGAAGCTCGGCGATGCGCCTACCGTCCGGGTCAATCTCATCCAGTTCCTTCAAAAGTTCTTCTAACAGCAGCGCTTCACCGACAATGTCTTCCGGGTTGCTGCCAACGTCCTCGATGTCCAGCTCGTACTCATCCATAAGGAAATCAATGGAGCCGCCATCGCCAATGGTGTGATACCTGCACTGGCCGCAGTCACCTTCGCATCTGCGCCAATCGCTGATTCCGCACTGACCGTGGCGTCTGGCGAAGTCGTGAACACGCCAGATCGGTCTGTAGTAGGCTTGGTAGACCTCCTCGGTCACCGGGATTACCTGTCCTTGCAGGTAGATTTTTCTTGTTTTTTCTGACATAAAAAACCTCCGTTTCGTGTGGCCGAAACGGAGATTCATCTGGACGCAGAGCGAGACCATCAGAGAAGATGCTGCCAATCCATAACGGAATATCCGTTTCGGGATTGCAGCCATTCCTACCGGTGGTCTGGATGCATTTTATTCTGTTGTAAGCAGCACCGGTCGCTCCTGCAGAAGCGTACTGCTAATTAAATGAAGGCCATTGTTTGAAGTCTCAAAAAGTCGGCATCCTCAAATTTAGATTTGCGATGACGCATTTTATATTGACCATCGTGTGTTTCTGTGATATAATAATTAAAATGTGCTTTTTGCAGCTATAAACCTGTGGCCTTCACTGTCTATATTGTAGCGGATGGAGAGTGAAAAGTATTTGCCACGGTTTTGCCGTGAAATTGCCGTCGTTTTCCCAATACGCATGAAAGGAGACCTGCTGGATGAGTGAATATATCGCATCTACAATCATCAAAATATTGCAAGCGGAATTTGCCACAGGCCAAGAGGAAGCAGGAAGACTGTTGCTGGAACCAGTGGCCTCTCAGGACATCGCAAGTGTTGATGTCACCAGCAAAATGGTCACCAATCTTGTGAAACGAAGTGCTGATGTGCATTCTGCAATAAAAAGAGCCGCAGTGACACCGGAGGTGGTGCCTGCAGCTCAGACGTACATAACAGAAAATATATTAAATAAGTATACTGCCGTAGCAGTTAACAGTGCATGCGCAGCACTGCTGAATCTCATGAAGGGCGATAAGTCGGTGCCGGACGCTATTTGCACAGATCTGGAATCGCTCTATCAGGCGAGGGATTACCTGCAGTTCTTGACCAGCGCTCTTCTTTTGGGAAACAGCAGAGTCAACACGATTCCTGATGCCGTTGTGCGAGACGATGACTTTTATTTCGTTGAGGAAGCGCAGTATAAATGTCCACTATGTGGCGATATGCTTTGGAAAAAGGTCAAGGGAAAAATCGTAAACAAGTACAGAATTATTCAGATTTATCCTGAAGGGCTGGATATTGAGTTGGGCCGTGAGTTCTCTGCAGTACAGCCTGCGCCTCGCAGCTTGAGCAGTGTTGAGAACAAGACTGCTTTGTGCTTGGATTGCTCGGAAGCCTATATGATAGAGCCTACCGTGGAGGATTACACAAATCTGTGTGACAGAAAAAAGGCAATCGCAAGGGTATATCAAGGAAAAATTGCGGCGGCAGCATCGGACATCGAAACCGAGATAGCAGACATCATTAAGGCTATTACCGGGATTGATCGCACCACAGAGTTGAAGCCTTTCACGGATGTTCTCACTTTGGACGATAAAATCTTGCCTGAAAATCAAGTGCTTCATAATTCGATTGAGGATGATGTGACCCGTTACTACCCATATATCGAGACACAGTTTTCTTTGTTGGACGGCGTTGGCGGCAATTCATTTAACATGATACGTTCCGAGATAACTGCATGCTATGAGAAGCTGGAAAATGCACAAATGAATCAGGAAGAGATCTGCAATGAGCTTTCAAACTGGATTTTGGAGAAATCTGGATTCGGAGAAAAATACAAAACGGCTGGTAATATTGTAGTGTCCTTCTTTGTGCAGAACTGTAGCGTGTTTAAAAATATCCATGTGGAAGTGCCGACTGAAACAGAAATACAGGTGCAGGCATAGCAGGAAGTGAGGTCCGACGATGAGATTACCAAGTAAGGTAACGCCATATAGAAAAAGTACTCTGTCTAAGTTTCCGGTTGTGCTTTCCGTGCTGCGGGAACAGGACATGAGTCCAATCGATCTATTTGTTAAGGTAAAAGGACGAGGAATCGATATGGCAGATTTTGTAGAAATACTGGATTGTTTGTATATGTTGGAGAAGATAGAACTTTACCCGGAAAAGGAGGTGCTGCATTATGTTGAAAGAGATTCTATGTGATGAGTTTATAAGCTATGGACAGCCTCGTAATGCGATAGAGTTCCATCCGGGACTGAATGCAGTGGTAGGTAATGAATCTGGCACCAATTCCGTGGGAAAATCTACTTTCCTTATGATTTTGGATTTTGTATTTGGTGGTGACGATTACCTTAAAAAGTCAAAAGAGGTCCATCGCAATCTGGACCCACACACGATTAAGTTTCAGTTCGTATTTGATAATGTGCCGTATTATTTCTCTCGCTCCACAGACGATGAGAACACAATCAATAGATGTAATGCGCAATACGAAGTGGAAGAAACCATGCCGCTAAAGCAATACTTGCAATTTTTGCAGGATAGCTATGGGTTGAATCAGTTTGGTCTTACATTCCGTGGTGCGGTCAGCAGATTTATACGTGTGGACCGCAGAGAAACTATGGACGAGGAAAAACCGTTTGCATCTGCTAAGAGAGAAACCGATGGCGATGCAATTCTGGGGATGTTAAAGCTGTTCGGCGAATATGAGGATGTTGCAGAACAGGAAAAAGTCTCTAAGGATGCTGCCGAACGTGAGGAAACCTTCAAGGATGCCATAAAGTATGAATATATCCCTCATGTACGAAATCAAACACAGTATAAGAAAAATCAGGAGCGCATTGCTGTACTGCAAGCAGAGGCGGAGGAACTGGCTCAGCAAAGTTCACAGGGATTGCTTGAATTGGATTCTATGCAGGCGGAGCAGCTCAGAATTATTAAAAGTAAGATATCGTCCTTTAAGCGTCAGCGTACACGCTTGAAGGCACAGCTTGATAATATCGGTCAGAGCAAGGATGATAGTAAGAAAACATTCCAAAAGGATTATGAGGAGTTGCGCCATTTCTTCCCGGAACTTGATGTAAGCCGGTTAGAACAGGTAGAAAATTTCCATAGAGAGCTTACACAGATTCTGAAGAAGGAAATCAAAGAAAGTACTGCTAACATAGAAGCAATGATAGAAATTGCATCTCAGCAGATTCGGGAACTTGAGCAAGAGCAACTTCGCATCAGCCAAATTCCAAATGTGGCAAAGGCTATTCTTGAAAAGTATGCCGCTGTTCGCAAGGAATTACAGCAGCTGATTGAAGCTAATGAGGCGTGGGATAAAAAGAAACAGCTTAGTGATAAGGCAAAAAGCGAAGCGGAGCAGTTGAATGATTTAATTGTTCAGCACATGGCATATATCGACCAAAAGCTAAATGTGCGGATGGAGGAGATGAATGCCACACTGTATGACGTGGAAATGAAGGCTCCTCTGGTGCATGTAGAATCCTCCAGCAAATACAGTCTCCATACGCCTGATGATGGCGGCACGGGCATGCGTTATAAAGGATTAATTCTTTTTGACCTTGCTGTATTGCAGGAGAGCAATTTGCCATTTGTTGTTCATGATTCTGTTTTGCTGTTGCAAATTGAAAATGAAGTATTGGAAAAACTCCTGTTGTTGTATTCCCAGCAAACACAAAAGCAGGTGTTTATATCCTTCGACAAAGTATCTACACCGGAAGAGGAAAGACTGCTGCACGATACGCAGGTGCTGCATCTGAGTCGTGGCGGCAATGAACTATTTGGTCGCTCGTGGAATCGAAAGGCAAAGAAAAAAGAAGATAGTAGCGAGAAGTAATGTAGCTAAAGGCATAACAGATGACCAGTGGAGGTAAATATGCGTATAAGTTATAGACCATTGTGGGTTATTCTTGCCCAGAGAAATATGTCAAAAAAGGAAATGCGTGAATTGAGCGGTATTAGCACTGCTTCGTTGGCAAAGCTCGGTAAGGGCGAAAATCTGACTACCGATGTACTCTTGAAAATATGCGAAGCACTAAACTGCAATATTAACGAGATTATTGAGACCGTCCCTGATGAAACTGCTGTTCAGGAGGAGCCAGTGTCTGAATAACAAGACGGTCGGGAGGAATATAAATGGCTGAAAAAAATGCGGCAGCACTCAGGGATGCCAGTCCCTATAACGCTGCCATAACAAGAGAACAATTTTTATTTTATGAAATGCGCACCACAGCAAAATTGCTTGCAGAGGGCCTGACGGATGAAGAAGCAGCCGACCGTATTGTGTCGGAGAATCTGTTCCAGTACCCTACAGAAAAATCTGTGCGCAAGATGGCGCTGGCATGCATCCGCAGACTCCACGCTATGAATGATGATACATTGATTGCTGCGTTGGCGACTCAGCCTTCAGAAGTGTCAAAGCAAATTTGCCTGTATGCCATGATGAAGCAGTACCGTCTGGTATGGGATTTCATGGTGACAGTTATCGGTGAAAAGTACCGTTTAAGGGACACTTCCTTTGGTAAGATAGACTTGAACACCTTTTTCCTTCGCCTGCAGGAGCAGGATGATTGGGTGGCAACGTGGAGCGATAGCACTATCACAAAGGTAAAGCAGGTCCTGAATAAGATGTTGGTGGAGAACGAGTATATCGACAGCACCAATGCAGACCATCTGAATCCGGTGTGGTTGAATCCGATTCTGGAAAATGCGATTCGTAGCAACAACGACGATATCATTCTTCCGGCATTCAATTATTTTTCTTAAAGGAGGCGCAACATGGCTGATATAAAAGAGCGCTTGGACAACTTGCGCATCCATATTCAAGAGCCGGAGTTCCTCGAAGGCAAGGGCCTGAGCAACGAGGTAAATATCCGTATTTTCTGCTACGATGCAGCAGATGAAATGACCGTGCGTCAGTTCATCGACCAGATTACCACTGACCAGACAATCGCTTGCCATCTGGTGGAGTGCAATCTCTATGAGACCTTCTTGGCCCTGTGCGATGACATCGACATTACCGATGCCATCCCTGAGATGGAAGAGGCCGATGGTAAGGAGTTCCTTTTGGAGCAGCTCCATTCTGCTATCGGCGAAGGTGAGTTCATCGAAAAGATACAGTATGAGCCTCATAGACCGGGTGATGTCCTAATGCTGACTGGCGTTGGCGATGTGTTCCCGTTTATGCGAGTGCATTCGCTGCTGGAGGCATTGCAGCCCCACTTTAGCGATATTCCGATCCTCGTAATGTATCCGGGAACTTTTGACGGCAGCTATGTCCGTCTGTTTGACAAGCTGACACCGAATCCCTATTACAGGGCATTTAATGAAATCTAAGGAGGCTGACCATGAGAATACAAAACATGTTCCATGATAACATCAATCGTCCAATCAACGGCGTTATCAAAGTTGATCAGGATGCAAATGAAGTTATCGAACAGGAAGTAAAAGAATATGTCATTACGAAGGAACTGAGAAAGCATTTCTCTGCCTTCTTCAACTACTATAGTGATGCCTTTGATGTTCCGACCGCTGATATTGGCGTTTGGATCTCTGGCTTCTTTGGAAGTGGTAAATCTCACTTCCTGAAAATGCTCTCCTATATTCTGGAGAACAAGCCTGTGGCGGGAACTTCCACTGTGGAGATGTTCCGTCAGAAATTTGAGGATGACCCTGCTACCTTTATGCAGATCGACCGTGCCACCAAGGGCGAAACGGAAACCATCCTCTTTAACATTGATATTGAAAGTTCTATCAATAAGGACAAGACCGCAGTTATGCGTGTGTTTGCCAAGATGTTCTATAACCACCTCGGCTTCTACGGTGAAAACCTGAAAGTGGCCATGCTGGAATACTACATCGAGCAGAGTGGCAAAACCGAAGAGTTCCGCAGAGTATTTGAGCAAAAGAAGGGTAAGCCGTGGGTAGAAATGCGTCGTGCATTCGCTTTCAACGGTAAGTTCATCATTCCTACTCTGATGGAAGTTCTGGATATGAGCGAGGACGACGCTAAGAAATGGTTTAACGATAAGACCGCCACTGAACTGTCCATCGCCCAGCTTGTCCGTGATATTAAAGAATATGTTGACAGTAAGCCGAAGAATTTCCGTCTGCTATTTATGATCGACGAGGTTGGCCAGTATGTCGGTACCGATACTGATATGCTCCTTAACCTGCAGTCTTTGACCGAGAAGCTCGGCAGTGAATGTGAAGGCAAGGTATGGGTGGTTTGCACCGGTCAGGAAGCCATTGATGAAATTATCAAGGTCCGTGCCGACGAGTTCTCCCGTATTCAGGCCCGCTTCAAGACCAGACTGTCCCTTTCTTCTTCCTCTGTTGACGAGGTTATCCAGAAGCGTATTCTGAAGAAGAATGCAGAATCTGAAAGGGCACTGACTGAGGTCTATAACCAGAATGATTCCGTACTGCGCAATCTGTTCACTTTCAACGGTGCGCAGCTTGATATCAAGGGATTTGGTACATCCTTTGACTTTACTACAAACTTCCCGTTTGTACCGTACCAGTTCATCATCATGCAGAAGGTCTTTGCGGAAATTCGTAAGCACGGCAATTCCGGTAAGCACCTGTCCGGTGGTGAGCGCTCCATGCTGTCCGGTTTCCAAGAGGCCGCACAGAAAGTACAGGATAAGGATGAGTACGCACTCGTTCCGTTCTTCCGTTTCTATGATACCGTACATAGCTTCCTTGACGGCTCCATCCGCCGAGTAATTGAGCGCTGCGCTCGTGCAGCGGACGCTGGTGACGGTATTGAGGCATACGATGTTGACGTGCTGAAGCTCCTGTACCTGATTCGCTACATCGATAATGACGTGCCTGCAAATCTGGACAATATCGTTATCCTCATGGCTGACGATATCCGTGTGGATAAAATTACTCTGCGTGAGACCGTTCGTGAATCTCTGAATCGTCTCCTGAGCCAGAACTATATCGGCAGAACTGGTGAAACATATAACTTCCTGACCGATGAGGAACAGGACATCCAGAGAGCCATTCGCAACGAGACCTCTGTTGATACTGCTGCCATCGTGGAGCGTATCGCACAGATGATTTTTGCTGATATTTATACTACTAAGAAATATCGCTACGGCAAGTATGACTTCGCATTCGACCAGATGGTTGACGGCGTTTCCGTTGGTGCTATCACCGGTGGTATGCGCCTGAAGTTCCTGACCGTGGCTACCGATGGCACCGAAAAATCCCAGCTTCGTCTGATGACCGAATCTCACGGACAAGCCATCGCTGTTCTTGCCGAAACTGATTATTATAATGCGCTGGAACAGGCCATGAAGATCCGTAAGTATGTGAAGCAGCGCAATGTGGCCCAGCTTCCCAAGTCTGTGCAGGATATCATCCGTGACCAGCAGGACGAGGCTACCCGTCTGGAGGCATCTGCAACAGAAGAACTGAAGAAGGCAATCATCAATGCAGAGTTCTATGTTGCTGGTGAGCATATTGAAATCAAGGCCGGTGATGCAAAGGCCAAGATTGATCAGGCATTGGAGTATCTGGTTTCCCATGTTTACAGTGAACTGGACCTGATTACCCACAATACAGAAACCGATGCAGACATCCTCGCTATCCTTCTGGGTACCGAGCAGGCGCTGCCGGGTCTGGAGCCTAACCGAGATGCAGCTGCCAAGATGGAAGAATATCTGGAAGTGCAGCACAGAAAGAATCTGCCGACCTCTATGGCCGATGTGCAGAGCCGTTATCAGGCCATCCCTTATGGCTGGCGTGAAATCGACATTGCTGCCGTTGCTGCCAGACTGATTTTCGAGCAGAAGGTTACCATCAAATACGCTGGCACCACAATCCAGCCGAACAATCCGAAGCTGCCGGATATGCTCCGTAAGAAGAGCGAAATTGGCAAGACCAGCATTTCCAAGCGTCAGGTTGTATCCATCACCAAAATGAAGGAAGTAAAAGAGTTCCTGCGTGAATACTTCGATGTTATGGATGTGCCGGATGACGAAGATGGCTTGATTGCCTTTATCATTGACCGCTTCAATGCGCAGAAGGCTCACTATGTGGAACTGAATGCTCGTTACGACGGTGGCAAGAAGTATCCTGACCGTGGTCTGGTGCAGAAGGCCATTGCCCTGATGGACGATGTCCTCTCTCAGCAGAAGGACAACATCGCTCTGATTGACCGTGTGATTAAGAAGCAAGACGACCTTTATGATAATAAGGACCAGATGGGCCGAGTGGAAGGCTTCTTCAAGAATCAAGTGACTGTGTTCGATGCAGCTATCAAGCTGGAATCCGACCTGCGCCATGAGTTGGATTACCTGTCTCATGAGCCGGAGGCAAACACGGCCCTGAATCAGATTCGCCTGATCTGCGTCTTGGGTACCGGCGGCAAGTTTGATTATAAGCGCATTCCTGAACTGAACGGCCTGATGGATAAGGTCCACGAAGGCCACGACCGACTGCTGGATGCAAAGCGCAGTGAGCTGTTGGAAATCGTGCGTCAGTGCATGGAAGCAATCCACACGGCAGCAGGCATGAACTCCGAGTTCAAGAACATCATCAATGTCGCTGACAACTTCTATGCACAGAAGAAGCAGCAGATTGCCGAACTTCGTTCTCTGGCCCTGCTGGACGGCCTTCTGCCTCCGATGCTACAGTACAAGGATGATACCGTGGACAAGCTGGAACAGGCCCAGCGGCCTACTCCTGTGAAACCGGTGACTCCGCCTTCCAACAACGGTGGCGGCACCACAACGGTTACACCGCCTGCACCGAAGAAGGTTTATAAGTCCCTCAATCGTTCCATCGTCTTCCCAGCGAAGCGTCTGGAAAGTGAAGCGGAGATTGACGATTATGTAGAGAAGATGCGTGAAAGCCTGAAGCAGCTCCTGAAAAACTGCGATGGCATCCACCTGAAATAAGGAGAACGCTATGGATAAGAATGCGATAAAGAAGTACGCAGTCTGGGCAAGAACGGAACTCATTGACCGTGTCTCCCAGAAGGCACTTCAATATGGAATAACAGAAACGGACAGCGTACCGGCCAGCGCTACCAGCGTAAATGGTGTCGTTCTGTCCAATGATGAAATAAAACAGCGCAAGGCACTGCTTGAGCGTATCGCCAAGAAGGGCTATAAGCAGGTTATGGAGGAGGTTGCCTATATATGGTTTAACCGTTTCTCTGCGCTGCGCTTTATGGAGGTCAATGGTTATCTTCCTTCCCGTGTGCGTGTATTCACGGACGAAAATAACCAGTTTGAGCCTCAAATTATTACCGAAGCCATCGATCTTGAGATGGATGGCCTCGACATGGAAAAGGTCTATGCCTATAAGGATGCTAACGATAAAGAAGGTCTGTTTAAGTACCTCATTATCGTTCAGTGCAATGCTCTGAGTCCAATTATGCCTCGCATGTTCCAGCGTATTGCGGACTATACCGAGCTTCTGTTCCCGGATAACCTGCTCCGTGAGGGTAGCGTTATCCAGCAGATGATTGAACTGATTCCTGAAGAGGACTGGAAGGATGCTGTTCAGATCATTGGTTGGTTGTACCAGTATTATAATACTGAGCCAAAGGCGAAAGCAGATCAAGATGTAAAAAATGGTGGAAAAATAACAGGTGTCAATTTGCCTGAAAAGACTCAGATATTTACTCCAGACTGGATTGTTCGTTATATGGTCGAAAACTCTCTGGGGCGCTTTTGGGTTGACGGTCATCCTAACGATGCGCTGAAAGCTGGATGGAAGTACTATCTGGATGAAGCCGAACAGGAGCCGGAGGTGCAGACTCAACTTGCAGAAATTCGAAAAGGATATGCCAATATTACACCTGAGCAAATTAAGTGCATCGATCCATGCTCCGGCAGTGGACATATCTGCGCCTACATGTTTGATGTGCTGATGCAGATTTACGAAGCCTACGGTTATACTGCTCGTGAAGCTGTCCGCAGCATCGTGGAAAATAATATTTACGGTCTGGATATCGATGAACGTGCTGCGCAGCTGGCGTACTTCTCAGTGATGATGAAGGCCCGTCAGTATGATAAGCGATTCCTCGCTCGCAAGGATGAGGACGGAAATCCAGATGTGCCACAGCCTCATGTGTATGAGATTATCGAGAGCAATGGCATAGACCGTTATGCATTGGATTATTTTGTCAACGGTGACGCTGATATTAAGAAGGCAATAGAGTGTATTATTAAGGAAATGCACGATGCTAAAGAGTATGGATCTATCCTAAATGTTACATCTGTGGACTTTAGCACCTTATATGCTCGATTTGATGAGATTCGTGAAGATATCAGTATGAGTCGTGAGACTGTGCTAAATGAACTGCTTCCATTAGTAGAAGTTGCTGAAGTGCTCTCACAACATTACGAAATTACTATTACAAACCCGCCGTATCTCGGATTGCGTAGCATTGGAGCAAAAACACTTGAATATATTCAGGCAAATTATCCGAATAGCAAAAATGATTTCTTTGCTGTGTTTATTGACAAAGCAATCAACTTCACTAAGGCATACGGAAAAATTGGCCTTGTAACTGCAGAAAGCTGGCTGTCTCTTTCGAGTTTTGAAAAAATAAGAGCTCGTGTTCTTGAAGAGACAACGGTGTGTAATATGCTGCAGCTTGGTGAAGGAGCATTTGATGCAGGATTTGGCACTGCTGCATTTGTACTGGATCGTAAATATATCAATGGGTATGCTGGAAAATATCAACGCTTAACGGAATTTGAGGTCAGTCAAGAAAAGGAAACTGCTGTGTTGAATCATGATACGGAGACACTTTTTGTTGCAAAACAAGATGACTTTTACAATATTCCGGGAGCAGCGGTATCTTATTGGGTGAGCGATAAGCTGTTTGCTACATTTCAAAAATATACTGCATTAGGAGATATTGCGGAGCCTCGACAAGGATTAACAACTTGTGACAACGATCGTTTTATGAGATTCTGGCATGAAGTCGAATTGCCGCATGTTTGTTTTGATTGTTCTTCTACAGATGAAAGCGAAACCATTCAACAAAAGTGGTTTCCATATAACAAGGGCGGGGAACCTCGTAAGTGGTATGGTAATAATGAATATGTGGTGAATTGGCAATATAACGGCAGAGAGGTAAAAGCGTTTGTTGCCAGCAAATATGTAAGCTATACAAGAACAGTCAAAAACATCCCCTATTATTTTAGAAAAGGCTTAACGTGGTCTGCTATTGCAAAGAAATATGCAGTGAGAGCATACGACAAGGGCTTTATATTTGCAGATAAAGGACAGGCAATTTTTGCAGATGACGAAATCTATTACTACCTCTGCGGCTTGATGAACTCCAAGTTCACTGACGCAATATTGGAAATCATTTCTCCAACGCTTGATTTCAATTGTGGTTACATTAAGAAAATACCAATTTCATTGGATTGCAAGAATCCGGAACAAGTTGAGACACTTGTAAAGAATAACATTGCTGTGTCAAAGGATGAATGGGATTCTTTTGAAACCTCATGGGATTTCCGTAAGCATCCACTTGTACCTACCTCTCGTGAATGGGCAGAACAGCGAAATTCGCAGTTTGCAGATACAAGAGTGGCCAAATTCAGCCAGTTGGCATGGCACTATGAACAGTGGGAACAGGCCTGCAAATATCGTTTTGATACTTTGAAAGAGAATGAAGAAGAACTGAATCGAATCTTCATCGATATCTACGGTCTGCAGGATGAGCTGACAGCAGATGTGGCAGATGAAGATGTGTCTGTTCGCTTGGCTGACAAAAAGCGTGATATCAAGAGTTTGATTTCTTATGCTGTTGGCTGCATGTTTGGTCGTTACTCTCTGGATGTAGAAGGTCTTGCTTATGCCGGTGGTGAATGGGATGACTCCAAGTATGTGACCTTTAAGGCTGACAAGGATAATATCATCCCGATTTGCGATGATGAGTACTTCCCGGACGATATCGTGGGCCGCTTCGTGCGCTTTATCGAAGTTGTGTACGGCAAGGAAACCAGAGACGAAAACCTGCGCTTCATCGCCGATGCGCTTGGCGGCAGCGGCCAGCCGGTGGAAGTTATCCGCAATTACTTCCTGAATGACTTCTATGCCGACCATCTGAAGATTTACCAGAAGCGCCCGATTTACTGGCTCTTTGATTCCGGCAAGAAGAATGGCTTCAAAGCTCTGGTTTATATGCATCGTTACCAGCCGGACACCATCGCCCGTATGCGTACCGACTACGTGCATGAGCAGCAGAGCCGTTATCGTACTGCCATTGCAGATATTGAGCAGCGCATTGTATCTGCTTCCACCAGTGAGCGTGTGAAGCTGAACAAGAAGCTCAAGACCCTGCAGGATCAGGCAACGGAAATTCAGACCTATGAAGAAAAAATCCACCATCTGGCCGACCAGTACATCTCTATCGACCTTGATGATGGCGTGAAGAAAAACTATGCGATCTTCGGTGATGTTCTGTCGAAGATCAAGTAAGGAGGTGGCCCTGTGGCATCGAAAGATAAACTGAAAATCATGTTGAGCTTTTTGCGTGAATTGAATGATGGCAATATCGCAAAAGCAGAAGATTATGATATAGAGCGTGAAGAATACTATGATATCATTGATGCATGTCAAGATGCAGGATATATTAAGGGTGCCAGATTTTCTCGTGGAAAAGGAAATCGCATTCTCATTGCTTTCCTTGAGGACTGCAAGCTAACAGTAAAAGGCATGGAGTACCTTCACGAAAATTCAGCAGCAATGAAAACATACAAGGGATTAAAAGCTGTTAGAGATTGGCTCCCTTGGTAAGGAGGTGGCAGTATGGCCAGTATGGATTTACAAAAAATAATACAGGACCTGAACAGGCGATTTGCTGCGCCTCTGCCGGAGTTTTACAAGCGCCGTATCATTTTCTGGTACGATGATGACCGTGAGTTTGAGGACAAGGTTGAGGAGCTGGTGTTGGATAATGCCAGCATCCTCGTCCTGACCGGCAACAACACCTTTGCTGCCAAGAAGCTCCTTGCCGTTGATGATACCACCAGCAATTATCTGGTGTATTGTCCGCTGCGCTATGAGAAGCCGGAAGATAACTGGCTCATCAATATTGAGCTGTACAGTGAGGAGTTCCGTGCAGACCTCAATTCCATCTGGATGGATGAGATGGGCCTGCCGAACAATCCGACCGTGCGCAGAATGGTGAAGGGCTACAGAAAGTTCTTCAACAGCATCGAGCGCCGTAAAAGCGTGGCAGCGATGGCAAAGAGCATCGGCACGGCATCCCAGCTGCACATGGCAGTGATGGCTTCCATCTGCGGTATTAAGGATGCGCAGCCTTCCGGCATCATTCGTGCGGTGCTGTCGCAGTCTCTGGATCTGGAAAGCAATACAATCTATCAGGATTTCGTCAAGTACGGCGCACAGAATCCGTTCTGGGTGATGGTGGCTCAGGCTACCGGCTACTCCGAAGGTGATGATGTTGACTTGGGCCGTTTGGCTACGCATATCCTGCTGACAGCAACGACTCGCACCATGCGTTCCGAGCATCTGGCAGGTTTGGATGGATTTATTTCCACTCCGCACCAGTCCTATTGCTACGACATGATTTCTGATTGGCTCCAGTCTGATGACAACGGCAGTCTGTATGACATTGCCCGTTTCGTTGAGGATGAGGCAAGACTCAGCGCAAGATTGATGAAGCTGGGCGTGGAAGATTTGGTCGACACCGAGTGCTTCCCGTGCATCAACGAATGTATCCTGAAAATTCTGATGAAGGAAATCAGCGACTACATCATCAATGTGGATACCATCAGCAGCGTTGTAGAAAAGCGTCGAACTATGACGTGGTATGACAATGTGTCCTGCTACTATGAAGGCCTCCTGCAGGTGGCTAACATGCAGGCATTCTTCCATGACCATGCCTCCGGTTTCCACTTGGCTCAGGCCCGTCAGATCTGGAATGCTTATACGACCGACTACTACAAGATGGATACATATTATCGTCAGTTCCATCTTGCCTTCGACCGCAGCTTGACTGTTTCCAACGAAGTGCTGGATGACCTGTTTAAGCATGTAGTGGAGAAAGTTGAAGGTCTGTATAATGGCTGGTATTTGACCCAGCTGGGCAGCAATTGGTCCGATGTTTGCGCTGACGAGCTGGCACAGTATGGCCGTGTTCTGGAAGTCAACCAGCAGGAGCAGTTCTATCGCAGCAAGGTGGCATCCTGCGACAGCAGAGTGTATGTCATCA